TCGCTTATCAAGCCGCGATCTGCTTGGTGACTGGCTCTTAAAATGTACGGGAAAGGTCCTGCGACATGAGAGCCGTTAAGGTTTACGGAAAACTCGCAGAGCGGCTCGGTCAGCGCGTTTTTAATGCAGACGTTGCGAGCCCTGCAGAAGCAGTGCGGTTCCTGTGCGTTAATTTTCCGGGACTTGATCAATGGTTAATCGATAGCGCGCAAGACGGCATTGGCTATCGCGTGATGGTTGGCAAAACCAAAGTAAACGAGACAGACTTTGCCATGACATGCAGCGATGAACGTGCCATCTCAATCACGCCGGTGATGGCCGGTGCCGGCGGCGAGTTTGGCAGCATCATCGCCGGCATTGGCTTGATTGCATTGTCGTTCCTGCTGCCTGGCGCTGGTGCTTTTGGTGCAGTTAGCTTTTTTGGTCAAGCTGCAGTGGCTGGTAGTTTTGCGACAGCGTTGGGCACATCCATCAGCTTGGTTGGCGCCAGCTTGGTGCTAGGCGGTGTCGCTGGATTGATCAGCCCAGCGCCGCAAGTGCCTGGGCTTGGCGCATCGCGCGATCCACGCCAGTTGCAATCATTCAATTTCAGCGGCATTCAAAACACCAGCATCCAAGGCACGCCCATCCCGTTGGTTTATGGGAAAATGTATGTGGGCAGTGTCACCATTAGCGCTGGCATCAGCACGACGGACATCTGATGACCGAAATCATTGGCTCTGGTGGATTTGGCGGCGGCAAGGGCGGCGGCGGTGGCAGCGCTGGCACTCCGACTACCGCACCAGACACGCTGCAATCCAAATCCTATGCGCGGGTTCTAGATCTAATCAGTGAAGGTGAAATTCAAGGGTTGGTCGATGGCAATAAATCCATCTTTTTGAATGACACAGCACTGCTGGCCAGTAGCGGCGTTGCTAATTTCCTTGGCTTTAACATTGAAACCCGCAACGGCACACAATCGCAATCCTATATCCCAGGCTTTCCCGGCATTGAAGAGGAATTCGCAGTTGGCCAGCAGATCGAAGCGGCCAACAACATCCTTGGCACATGGGAGCGAGACTGGATTGATACTACTTATGAACGCCCAGCACCAGTAACCGGCAATGCTGCCCATATTGAAATTGCATGGGAAGCGCACGGGCTAACCACTGGCGATCAGGTGTTTTGCAACTTTGCAAAATACAATACGCCGCATGATGCGCTCTACAGCGTCACTGTGATTGACGTAGACAATTTCTACATTGTAAGAAAAAACGCTTTATTCAAATCAGCGTCTGGTCAAGTTTACGTAATCAAGCCGCGACTGAAGATAACCGCAACAGGCACATGGACTGGCGGCTCGCAAGTTTATATCCGCTTCATGGAGGAAAGCAGCGATTCCACTAGAGCAACAAGTACCATATACACAAAAACTGGCACCTACAATAACGTCTATACGATTCTCTCCTCGCCGGCGCCGAGCGGCTCTGAGTTTTACATCAATTGGACGGACAAGCCAGGTGCGCTAAAGGGTGCACAGATTGATGGTGGCGTCATTCGCTTGACGACTGCCACCTATTCAAAGTCGGGATCGACCATTACTGTCAATAAGCCGAGCCATGGTTTTACGTCTGGCATGGCTATTGAACTGCTATTCCTTAGCGGTTCCTTGAGCAAAACAAAAGAAGTGTTCAATATCGTAACAGCATCAACAAACAGCTTCACGGTCACGCGAACCAATGGCGCCAACACTGGATCTGGCACCTATTACGTTGAAGTACCGCAGACTTCTAGTTCAATTACGCGCAGCATCGTCAATTCAGAGGTTGATCGCGTTCGAGTAACCATCTCAGTTCCAGTGCTGCAGTCAATCACCAACAGCGGCAATATCGTTGGCTCATCTTTTTACTATGCGCTTGATGTTCAATTAAACGGTGGCGGTTTTCAGCAAATCCAAAGCCAGCAAATTAAGGGCAAGTCGTCAGGCGGCTATTCGTTTGCGCGTGAAATTACACTGAGCAGTGTCCCTGGATGGAATAGCTCAGTTGTTGCAAATAATTTCCCGCTTGATATACGACTGCGCCGCGTCAATGAAGATTCCGATAGCCCGCGCACTGGCAACGCCTTCAACTGGCAAAGCTATACCGAGATCATTGATGCAAAACTGCGTTACCCCAACACCGCACTGGTAGGCATTGAAATTGATGCAGAGCAGTTTAATTCAATCCCCCGGCGCACCTATCTGATCAAGGGCATCAAGGTTCGCATCCCAAGCAATGCCACGGTAGACAGCAGCACTGGCCGCATCACCTACTCAGGTACATGGGACGGTACGTTTGCTGCTGCGACATGGTGCTCTGATCCGGCTTGGATCCTATGGGATATACTGACCAATCGCCGCTATGGCTTTGGCGAGCAGATCTTGACCGATGCAGAAAAAGCCAGCTTCAACGGCAATGCCAGTCGGCTTGACAAGTGGAGCTTTTACGCCGCCAGTCAATATGCAAACGAGCTAGTAGCCACTGGTCTGCCTGCACCTAATCCATCGCAGGAGCCACGGTTTTCTTGCAATGTGACCATTCAAAACAGCGAGGAAGCGTTCACGCTGGTCAATAACCTGCTCAGTGTGTTTCGTTCGCAAGGCTATTGGGCAGGTGGGGGCGTCACATTGGCGCAAGATCGCCCGCAGGATGCGTCCTATCTGTTTGGCCCATCTAATGTCGTCGGCGGTAATTTTGCTTACCAAGGCAGCGATTTACGGACTAGGCCAACAGTTGCGGTGGTGCGCTACCTGGATCTTGACACACGCGACACTGCGACCGAAGTGGTTGAGGATGCCACGCTGATCAGCAAATATGGAATTGTCAAGCAAGAGATCGAGGCCTTTGCCTGCACCAGTCAAAGCCAGGCGGCACGTGTTGGTCGATGGTTGCTGTACAGCTCGCAGTACGAGACCGAGACTGTCACATTCTCGATAGCTACTGAGTCAGGCGTCGTACTGCGCCCTGGCATGATCATTAACATTGCCGATCCGGTGCGCTCTGGCACGCGCATGAGCGGTCGGGTTAGCAGCGCCACTACGACTGCGGTGGTCATTGATGTCAATCGCACCATCAATGCAGGTGACACATTGTCAGTGGTGCTACCGAATGGATTACTTGAGACGCGTACGGTGAGCAACTATGTCAGCGGCACGCGCACGGTCACAGTGTCATCAGCTTTTAGCGTAGCGCCGCAAGCAAATACCATATGGCTGCTGTCATCAAGCACTGTCAGTCCCACCAGCTGGCGCGTTGTAGGCGTGGCGGAAAATAGCGCTGAAGGAATATTTGAGGTCAGCGCTTTGGCGTATGACAGCAGCAAGTATGCATACATTGAGTCTGGCGCCACGCTGCAGAAAAAGAAAATCAGCGTGCTCAACGCCGCACCAGATGCGCCTACAAACCTGAGTTATAGCGAAGCGTTGTACGCAGATAACAAAAAAGTCTTTACTCAGGTTTCCGTCAGCTGGAATCCAGTTCCGACAGCTACCGTCTATCAATTTCGATATAGGGTTGGCAATGGTAACTGGGTCAACTTGCCGGAAAGCGCTTCAACGCAACAGGATATTTTCAACGCGCCAGAAGGCAACTGGCAGGTAGAAATTGTTGCTCGTAATTCAGTAGGCAAAAAATCCAATCCGGCAACGCTTGAATTTTTGATTGTAGGCAAAACAGCGCCACCAGCTGCTTTGACGGCGCTAGAAATCAGTCCGATTGATTCCAAAACAGCCGAGCTGGGCTGGCCTGCGCCAACCGATCTAGACGTGCTTGTCGGCGGCAAAATCATCATTCGTCATACACCTGTCACGGTCAACCCTGAATGGCAGGATTGCAACGACATTATCCCTGCTGTTGCTGGCAACGCTACTAAGGCCGTTGTGCCATTGATCGCTGGCACCTACATGGCAAAAGCAGAAGACAGCACTGGCAATCGATCTGTTAATCCGATCACCGTAAAAATAACGCTGCCTGAGCCGCTATCACCGCTATCTGTTATCACATTCAACGAAGATACAACTAGCCCGCCGTTCCAGGGCAACCTGACAAATATGCTTTATAGCGCTGATCAAGACGCGCTTATTCTTGATCAAGGCGTGCCGATTGATGAATTGGCGCCAGACGGCGATTTTGATGCGCTGCCCAGTATTGACGGCGTTGGCGACATTGTGCCCGAGGGAGAATATGAGTTCGGCTCAACCTTGGATCTTGGCGGGATCTATGACACTGATATGCGCGCTAGATTCGTGACTCGCGCATTCTTGCCTGGCGATCTATGGGATGACAAGCTTGATTTAATTGATGCATGGGGCGACATTGACGGCAGCACCTTGGATAAAGTCAACGCGACCTTATATGTTCGCAGCACCAATAACGACCCTGCAGGCAATGACCCAGTATTCACTGACTGGCAGCCGCTGGTCAATGGCACGCGCCAAGGACGCGGCTTTGAGTTCAAAGTGGTTGCAACCAGCACAGATGTTACGCAAAACATCTTGATCGACGAGTTGGGCGCCACTGTTGAATTACCTAGGCGCCAAGAAAGCGGCAACAATATCACCAGTGGAGCCGGAGCGTATGCCGTAACATTTGCGAATGCGTTTTACGCTACGCCTAGCATTGGCATCAGCGGGCAAAATATGGCGACAGGCGACTTTTTTGCACTTTCGGCAATCAGCCGAACGGGGTTTACGGTCACCTTCCGCAATTCAGCTGGCACTGCAGTGTCACGCAGCTTTGACTACACAGCAGTTGGCTATGGCAAACAACTGCCTTAAAATCCAACTATCACAGGTGCCAACATGGCTCAACACGATTACGTCATCGCTAACCAGTCAGGCAGCAGCTTTCGCTCTGACCTGAACAATGCGCTGGCGGCAGTAGTAAGCC